ATAGCTGTGACCTCATCCGCAGCACTCATAAAGAACTGGATCAAAGCCATATATTCGTTTGTGTATGGTTGCATATAGTGAACACGAATGGCCTCAGCAGTTGCTTCCATACCCTGGCCTTCTCGTAAATATACACGGAATGGATACACGTCCCTGGGATCTTCGTCCATATCCAGAAGATCCACATTAGCTTCAATAATCGGGCCAGCTGCAATAGCTGCATTGTCTAACATGGCTCTTACGCCAGCATTAAACAACTTCTGAGGGTGCCGCATAACTGTAGGAATACCCTCTCCCCAGATGGACGTATCATCTTTATCATAGTAATAAAAATGATACGGGAATACGACTCCCTCAATTGGAGACAACATTGCTTTAATTACAATATCACCAATCATCCAGATATTTACTGCTACTTCTAAACCCACCTGATCTTCGTCAATTTCAATTCCAAAATCTATAAGATCTCGGCTACTCATGTAACCCCACATCTCACGAACTTCATATTTTCCTTCTCGAGCTAATCCCGTCCCTCCACCAGGGCCGATATAAGATGTTCCAGCTACAGTCGTCTCTTTATAGTTTCCGCTTGCGCTGCCATAATAATTAAGTGCGCGTAGCTCATTTTCATGATTGTGATATCCGGCATCGCCATCAGGATGCGCTTTCAAATATGCAATAATAGCTTCTTTATTAAAATCCGATCGCTTGCTAAGTTCAAAAACTTTTGCGCGAGTCATGACATACCGCTGAAAAATATAACGCATATCATCCGGATTTCTTGCTGTCATATCTGGATAGACATCCCAAACAGGAACAAACTCACAGTATGGAAGAATATTCTCAATTTCAACTGTAACCCAATCATTCCCATGGGGTAACCATCGTTTTGTTTTTTTCCGTTTGACGAGGGGGCCTTTGAGAATTCCAGTACCATATAAATTTCCGCTAAGAATTACTGCCCGAATAATCGCCCGATACTTAAGTTCAGAAAGCTGATCTGCAATTTCTTTTTCCATAGCATCACAGCGTTTTCGAGCTTCTTGATTTATAAACTTACGAATAAGCTCCTCAGTAGGCACTTGCTTAGTCTGCTCCTGATATTGAAACATAATGTTTTGAATTATCTCAGGATTCAACTCTGGTATAGGAGAGGGAGTAATGCCCCAATTCTTATCCCCATTAGCTGGAAAAAGAAGATCCGTCTGACGAGCGCTAAGCGTCTTTACTTTTGTTCTAGTCAAACTCAAAAAGGCTTTAGATCTTTTCGGATGTATTCTCTTCAAAACTTCTGGATCATATTCACCGCGAAATTGCCGCAAGTCTTTCAGCCATCTTTGTTCGATGCTATTTTCTCGCTCTCTACTAGCTTCCGACCAAAGGCTAATTACTTTATCTCCGAGTGGGGTTCTAAACTTATGATATTCCTCCAGCTCAGCGATTTCGACACCTTTGGCCTCTCCTTCAGATGCCTCTTCAAAAACTCGTTCGAATTCTGCTATTTGTTCCTTTTCACTCTTAGGCATTGCCTATCCTTAGCTTAGTTGTTTTTCAGTCCAATGAATCTCGCAACTCGTAATTGCTGTGTTAGCTGTGGCATTTTCAAGTATCAAAGAATGCCCTGGATCGATAACAATAGGATCACTCATTAATTCTTGATGAATAATTCGCAACGCATCGGCAGTAAGAAAAAATGATCCGATTTGAGTTCCCAATACTGATCCGGCATTATTTCCATAAAGCTCAGCGCTCGGCGCGAGTCCGCCTAAAATTTTATTTCCCTTTGTAAGACCTGTAGTTCCCTGCTTTGCAGTATGATACTTGATCTTTACTTCGCTATCTGCTGAAACCACCGAAATACTGGTGACTTTCAGTTGAACTCCAGATGCAGCGGGATTCCATAATTCAATATAGCTTTCATTTCCTGCTCCACCAGCAGCCGAAGTTCCTGAACCAACATAATTTTCTGCCATTTTAATTCCTCCTAATATTATTTTTTAAAATGAATTCGTCTGTGACAGTTTGCACAGAGAACTAAACAATTTTCTAATTCAAACAAAAGCTTTGCTACTTTTTTTAGTGTTGGTTTGCCTGTCATATATCGAGATATCGTAAATTCTTTTTTAGATGGATCTTTATGATGGAAATCTAAACAACAAAAATCGGATTCATTACATTGACAACATTTCAATTCTATTTTCTGTTCAAGAATCTTTATCCATCCTTTGCGATATTCTTTTCTGCGTTGTTGCATACGAATCGGATCATAATAATTTGTTTTCTTGTTATTCTTTTTTGCTCCATTTCTATTATTTTCAAGACCACAAGATATGCAACAAAACCTACTACTTGCATTTGCTTGAGCTAAAAACGGCTCTCCACAATTTTCGCAAGACTCTTTATATACATAGCGAGTTACTCCATTATTCCCATACCAACACTTTTTATCAGGACTATATTTGAGCCTTTCTAAATTATCCCAACAAATCGTCATCTTAATACCCACTTACAGAATCGGCAGGTTGATTGTGATGCGGCAGACTTTTTGGTCTGCCCTTCTGTTTTGCTGTCCTTCCCTCCGACGCTTCCATAGCTGCATATTGGACAGCTTCATGAATATGCGAATAGTGATTTTTCTCCCACCTGACTTTAAATAAATCTGAAATCGCTGCGCGGACATTAACTATACTTGACCGCTTTTTCTCATACTTGAATTCGCTGATAAATCCTTTACGAATATCAATACAATTAGGGCCAATCATAAATCCATTAACTTTTCTTAAAAAATAAACAACTGCTTCCCTTCGTTTTGTATCGTCATTCGATTTACCAAGGATATATGGCAATCCTGCTTCTTTCACAATTTGTGCAGCCGATTTTGCATCATTTTGAGATCTTTGAGAAGCTGCCGGATCAAGCACTAAAATAAAGTTATGCCCTGGATATTTGTTTTGTATATGAGGCTTTAAAATATCCTCACAAAACTTCCGGATCGAGCAATCCTCTGTAGTAATCTCGTCAAAAACCTGAAATCTTCCCCCAAGAGTTAGTTGTGTAAATGCAGCTGCTGGAGTAAGCCCTAAATCCATTCCAATAATTATTGTTATTCCCTTCGCTGGCTCAATAAATTTTTCATTGTAATGAATATTGTCAATGTATTCCGGATAAACGGGCTTACCAGTTCTAAGCTCTCCATAATTATTCATAAGCATCACATTGACCCAATCTGGCTCTGCGCCAAATACCTGGTCTTCGTAATAACCTTCTGATAACCATTCAACATTATCAGCATATGGATTCACTGAATAACGATTACCATCTACATCAATCAAATCCCCCTCTGCATCAAGCAACACTGCTGGAGGCTGATGATAAAAAGAATGGCGTGGCGGCCTCTCCTCTTCTGCAATCTTATACAGCCAATGATCATTTGGAACTGCATTATAATCAGCGATAATAAAAGGCTCTACTGGAAAAATCCCCTCTCTCTTATCTAGAGGTTCTCGATTAATACGAGATTTAAGCATTTGATGAACGCCTCGGGGCATCTCTGCAACCTCATGCATGTGCGCTCCTGTCAACTCCATGGATTGTAACTTATTGACATCTTCCTCCCGATCAAGTGCAATGAATACTAACTCAATATGACACGTTGACTTTCCGTCGGGATGTGGTATTATAATCTCCCCTCGTATTGGGGTATCATAAACAATATTGACTAAATTCTTGAACCAAAACTTCCATGTCTTAATAGTTGTGGCTTTCAAGTTAGGATAACTAGCTCTAAGAACACCATAACGTGATCTTCGTACACCATCATACTGTACGGGCTGTTTCATCGCACTCATTACACAGTGCCAGACACAGCCGGAACTTTTGCCTGATCCCACAGGCCCGCGTATAAAAAGATATCTAGCCTTGTCCATGTGGACTCTAGCAAAAGTATTATTTGCTTGATAATTAAGATTCACAACAACCCTTTAATTAGTATACCCACACATAATATCCATAATATGCATGTGTAGCGCCATTTGATAATGTAAGTTCAAAAATTAATGTGGGTTTTTCACCACCAATATATTCTGACGTAGTCGGATAATTAAAATATGCTGATACTATATAAGAACTAGATACATTTGTTTTAGCTGTATCAATCAATTCCGATGTTGTTTCTATTGCGGTAGATAAATCATCGCCCGGTTCTACATGGCCTAAAAATGAACGTAATGTAATACCGC